GTTTTTTTTTTTTTTAAAATGAAAAAAGGGTAGATAGGGTAATCAACCCTACCCACCCTTTCGATTAATAATTAGTTTTGCCGTTATTCAGAAGCGTGCAACCACAGTTGCATAAATTCAGGAGTAACCAGCATTGCATCGGCTGCAAATACTGTGTTAGAGTAGTAGTTGCGGCTCTTTGCGTCTTGGATGAACGGAGCAATAGACGGCGCTGCGCTTTCCAAAGCAATCTGAATGTTGCCCTTAGGAGTGAAAGCGATAAACGCGTCATTCTTACCGTCAACCTTAGCTGCGTTAGATACGTGGCGCAGTTCGTTAATCTTGTAACCCTCGAAGTAATATTCGGGTTTACCGTCAACCAGCGTAACAAATGCCATGTCATTTGTTTTGTCCTGCAACAGGTTCTTGTACAAACGCATAACGTTAGATGTTACGAAGAACTCCGAGCCATCCAACTGGTCAGGACGCTGTCCGTCAACACAAGCACGCAATGCAGCAAGCACGCCAGCAGTGTCAAGCGTCAAAGCGCCTTGCTCTTCACCGCTTGCAATATGCTGTGCGATAATACCGCCGTTTTTAAAGATGCCGTAGCCAGCTTCTTTGCCCTCCTTAATATCATTGTCCAACCAAGCTAAGCGCAACAGGTCAGCTTCCAATACTTTCAGTACCTCGGCCTGAATAAAACCAGCCAATTCGGTTTCTGAAAAATCGTCGTCAAGGTTAATGCCCTTAGCTACCATTTTTCCCCACAGGCTTTGCAAGCAGATTTCCAAGGGAAGTTCGATAGGTGCGTGGTCGTAGTATTTAACCTTGTCTACAATCTTATCGTAGTACGTAGTATCTCCACATCCTGCGGAAAGCTTTAACGCCTTGTCTGATGCTGTCAGTGAAACAACGGGTGTGTTGTTTGCGATACCGTTCATAACGGTAATACCCTTAGAAATTTCTCCAGCCAAACCAACAGTCAACGTGATAACTTCGTTAAGACCTGAAAGGTTTAGTTTGTTCATGTCGGTAAATGTCATTGCCATAATTCTTTTCTTTTGAATTGTTTTTTAATTATAAATATCTCTTTGCGGCTGCATTTACCGCTTCTTTGCTTAGCTTGGTTTCTTTCTTTTTAGGAATGCCCGGCGCTGCTGCTACGGGTTGCTTCGTTGCCTTACTGAACTTTGCTACCATGTCGTTAATAGCTGCGGTCTGCGCTGCAAGTGCGGTTTCCAGTGCGTCAAGTCGTTGGCTGAACTCTTCGGGGACTACTGCGGTTGTTTCTTCGATAACCTCTTCGACTTTCTTTTCTTCCTCGGGTTCAACGGGCTTAACCTCTTTAATTGCTCCGCCCTCTACAACAATAATTGCTTCACCATCTTCGGTAACAATTACGATTTCACCGTCTGCTACTGCGTTGCCCTCGCTATCGAAAACCATATCGCCGATAGCCATTTCTTCGCCAGCGGCTTCAATCGTAATCTCACCGCCCTCGCGGGTTTTAACAATCTCAGTAGCTAATTTCGTTGCGGCTGGTTTGAACATGTCCGCGAACGCGCTAAAAAATTTGTTCATCTTTTTTTCTTTTTGGTTAGTATTAAATAAACTCGAAGTCGCTGCGGGCAACCCTACCAAATCGCACGAAAATAATTCGTAGAACTCGGTAATGTCGAACCGTTCGTTTTCTTTGTTTTCTTTTAAGTCGTTCGTTCCCATGATTGATATGCCTATCATTTGAGTTTCTTTCTCTATCATGGTTTCGATAAACTTTGCTTCCTGTGGATATGCGGCCAGTAGTGCGGCCGATAGTTCCAAATCTGCATAAGCAACACCATTCTCATAAACGAAATTTGAGAAGCTGCCTATATAGCCGTCGAGCATGTCGCTACCGTTATGTGTACGGCGGCAATGTATAGGCTTTGCGTTGCCCAATGTTACAACACTCTGCACAGCCTCTTCGGTGATGTACAGCGGTAAGTAATCGCCGCTCTCCGTTTCTGCGCTGTTTGCGGTTAAACCTGCTTCGATAATTCGTAATTTTTTGAACTTCATAATTTGTTTTTGTTGTAACACGTGCAAAGATAGCTAATACATACAGTATCGCCACCTTTGCACGAGTTGATTTAAGAAATAGATGCAACTTGAACCTCATTAACTCTTTGCTGCCCGCTGTTAATATCCGCCACCGTAACAATGGGGTTCGGCAAGGCCGACACACCAGCTATAACAATCTCGGCAATTTGGTTGATTGCTTGCTGCGAGAATGATGCCTGCGTACTGGTTGGGCTACCACCCGTTAGCGTGTTGATTTGTCCGCCATTGGCAAACTTGTAAAGGCCCGATGTGCCGAATGAGTTGCCGCCATGCGCTTGGTTAAACGCTGAAAGCGCCTCTATATCGGCCGTTGCTGTCTTTTTAAGAATATACATATTCTCGCCACCCTCGGCCTCGAAGACTTGACCGTTGCTGCCTACGAACGTTACGCCACCGCTTGCATGCGAAGCGCCTGTAATCCGTCCACCCTTAGCGTACTTCTTTACTGAACCGTCGATTTTCGTATCGGGCTCTTTCTGCTTGGTTATCGTAGCGACTTGTTTCATACCCGTAGCAATCACGATAGCCGCCTGTGCGATACCGAGAAAACCGCCCGATGCAAGTGCTTTGGTTGCTCCCAAATACGTATTAATAACGGCCTGTACAACTGCAAACGCTTTACCTGCTTTACTCTCTTTGCCTAACAAGTCGCCGAGTTGACTTGCTGCGCCTGCCGCCATTGATAGTTCTGCGTTGATACGTTCGGCTGTTAGCTTCCGCTTATACTTCTCGTACTTCTCTACTACCTTAGATGTGTCCGCGCCAACTTTCTCGGCCGACTGCATCTCCTGTAAATAGGCAGCATCTAACTGCGATTGCCTAAGGTCCCATTCGTTTTGCGCGTCCAGCATCTTGATTTCCAGCTGGTTAGCTTTGTCCATTGCTGCGCGCTCCTCTTCAAGTGCCCTACGTTCCTCCTGCCTTTGCTTTTCAAGTTCCTCGGCTGCTATGCGCCCCTCTAATTCCTTGTTGGCGTATTCCTGTTGTGTGATAAGCCCCTGCTCCAGCCTGTACCGTTCAAGTTCCAGCGACTGAGCGTTATACTCCTTTTGGTGCGCTATCTTAGTTTCCAAAGACTTGTCGTTAACTTCCCGCTGCTTCATTTGCAAATCAAGCGCTATTAAGGCCTCTTCTTGTGCCTTAATGGTTGCGGCCTGTAATGCTGCTTTCGCCTCTTCCGCTCTCTTGGTTTCCTCGATAGACTTCCGTATGCGTTCCTGCTCGGCTTTCTCAACTGCCGCTTGATTAGCTATCGCACGCGCTTTCGCGGCGTCTTGGTTAGCCTTAACTATACCGCTCAACTGCGAGTTCAGTTCCTTGCTTTGCGATGTGTACTGTGCTTGCAAGTTCTGCAAATCGGCTAACGCTTGTTGCTCGGCTCGTATATCTTCCTTAGTAGAGTTCCCCAAATCGTTCTGTGCCCTGATTTGTTCATACTTCCCTTTGAGTACGGCGACCTCACGTTCTTCCATCTGCTTAAGGATGTCCAACCCTCGTTTAGCGGCGGCTATTCTTTCGGCTTCGGACTTCAATGTGTCGGCCGCAATCGCCTTTTGCCGCTCCAGCTCTCTACGCATGGACGACACAATAACAAGGTTATCACTTTCCAAGTTGTAAAGCCTTACCGACTGGTTAGCGAGTTCACGAGCAGCGGCTGCCGCCTTTTTGGTTTCCTCGGGTATCAACCCCAGCTTATCCAAGAAGTTCGTAACACCGTCTACAACCCACTCTAAAGCCTTTCCCAACACGCCTAACATGTTAGCTACCGCGTCAAGAATACGACCTATAATGACCTCGAAAGGCGCGAATGCAGCCTTAAGACTGTCCATTAGTTGGTCGTTGCGTTTCATCACGCCGATAACAGCCGAACCGATAGCCACGATAAGCGAAGCGATAGCTACGAACGGGTTCGCTTTCATGACGGTAAAGAACGTTTTTAAAGTCGTTGTTCCCGTCGATATGATAGAGGATAGCGCCGAGTTCGCTTTACCCAACCCTGTTGTTTGCTGTATGGCCTCCGCAACACCCTCGGAATAGTTACCTACGTTCCTGCGGTTGTCGCCAACTGCCTTTTCCATGTCCTTAAGACGGTCGGATATTTCTTTAGTCTGCTCGGCCAGTGCTTGACCCTCTTCGGAGTTGTTGCGCTGCGATGCGCTCATAGCGTTTAACTCTTTAGTATTCTTTGCGAGTTGAGCGCGCAAAGCATCCACGCTATCGGCTTGACTATCTAACAACGTTTTACTTGACTTGATAGCTGCGTTATTATCCGCAATGGCTTTCGAGTTGTCAAGCATTTGCGTTTTTAGCGCTACCTGTGCTTTCATGTTAGCCTCTACGGACGCTTTGTAATCGGCTTGTGAAAGGTTTCCGCTTTGGTACGCTTTTGTCGCCTCATCCAAAGTCTTCTTTTCCTCTTTCATAGCCTTTTGTAACTGGTCCTTGGTTTTAGCCAGCTCGACAGATTTAGCTATCAACGCCTCGAGACCATTAAGGCCCGCGGTTGTGTCGAAAGATAAGTCTAACAGTGTTACTTTTTCATTTGCCATTATCTAAAATTTGTTAAAGGGCGGGCCTTAACCCACCCCATTTGTTTATAAGTCAACTGATATTAACGTCAGCGTGCATTCTCCTGTTGAGAAGTCCCAATTGGAAATCGTGCGAAGATAGAACGAACCGCCCAAATTTGCAAATCTGTATAAGGCATCATCTTTAAAGGCTACTATATCGAAGTACGATAATTTAGCTTTAACGGTAACCTGATACGACTTTTCATAGGGTTTGAAATACTCCTGTATGTACTTTCTATACCCGCTCGGATGTCGAAAGTACTCACCCTCGCCGTATCCGCCGCCAACCATTTTTACGTCAAACACGCGCGGGAATGCTCCGTACCTGTTCTGCACCACAGCCAAAGAACTATTCATAGCGTTTGTTCGTCTTAGAATGTTTCCTTTGTTTCCTCGTGCTATGTACTCGGCTTCGCCGACCTTAACAACCATTTCTGCACCTAAATTGGTAGTTTCAGAGTAGACCGCGGTATCCGCGTTTATCTTATCCGACCAATCTATATACGTCTTAGTGCCTGTTGGGTGTCCCGCTATAATGTTTGTGGCTGTAATGTTAGAGGTTGTGTAATCATACGAGTACCGCCAACCGAACGCCTGACATGTTCCCAGCACTAAATCTTTCGGGTCATACGGTGCTTCCGTAGATATTTCCTGACTTCCCGATACCGTTGCAAAATCTCGGATACCAAGCGCGACGTTCATAGCATTTTCCACAGGCATTGTCTTTGTCGGCCTGTACGTATTCGCGTCCGTTGGGGGCGCAGCAGTCGGGCCTTGAAAATAAAAACGCATGTCGAAGTCCCTGGCGAGGTACACGAACTCATGTATATTAGGGCACACGTATTTAGAAACACCGTTTACTGTTGACCACTTGTCAAATTGTATGTTACACTGGTCTGTGGTTAGCTGCATCGCGCGCATATATATCTTCTCGGGCAACCCCGCATCGTCAAAATATACCTCACTCCCAGAGTCTACGCCGCCGTATATCGGCGTGCTTGACGGTCTGAATGATGTTAGCGCGCGTTCCACAAGCGGGTTAGAGGGCCTGAAAGTATAACTCGGGTAATATGCCCCGTCTATCGTATTAACCGCACCAAGAAACTCACAGTTGCTCATCAGGCCCTCAACCTCTGAAATGTCAACGACCCTTATCTGAGTATCGAAACCCAACTTTACATCATTTGGCTCGCTCGGTATGTTAGCGATTGCGGGGTGGCTGAACACTCCCAGCGTAGCATACCGATAAAAGTTGTCTATGAAGTGAACCTCATACTTGCCGTCTACTGTGGGCGGCACTACTTCGGTAGAGCCCATGCGCAAAGAAACGGGCGAAAGCATGTTCTTAAACCCGACTGTATTCTGCACCAGTGATATAGTGTACTGCGTTTTCTCGGCCTTGACTTGTGCAACGAACTGCCCAGTTACGAACGGGGACGGCAGCCCACTAAAGTAAACAGTAGCTTTGTACACATCATCTTTCGTATATAAGTTGGGCCAGCGTTCCGCCTTAAACAGCGCGTCATTACTCGGCGTCCTCGGCACCTTGACAGTTGCCGAATATGAGTTCGTACGCTCTCCGATTAAAAACGGGTCTACGTTGTTAATCGTGAGTTTAACGCCCGAGGGCTTTACGCCCTCAACGTTAACTCCATTTATCCTAATTACTGTATCACTCATTATGCTTGATTGATTTTATAGTTAAACTTCAAATTAAGTGTCTTGCCAATGTTGCCACCCTGCAAAGCAAACACACCGTTACTTTCTGACGTTGCCCAGCCCCACTGCCCGACATCCGCGGGCGTTAATGCCATGATGTACGGTGAGCGCGTCAAGTAATACAGGGCTTCTTCGTTATCCCAGTCTATCACTACGGATACATTGAAGTCGTAGCTATCAACAGTGCCCGTAGAGTTTATTTGCGGAGATAGTTTATAGTTCGCAAAAAACATGCTATCCCATGCACCACGAGAATTAAGCCAGCGAAGCGCTATTTTCTGTTCAAGGGGTAGTTCGTAGTGGGATTTTTTCTTGTATCTCTCAAACCCGTATTGCCTATTCGTCCCCAAACCGTCTGACATGATGTATGTTTTGGCGTCCTCGGCCCAAAAGATGTTATTACTTATTCGGTATCCCGACTTGTACCCACCTAATAAGAGAGATGTGGGTTCTCCGCTCTCCTGCATAGCATAGACGTTCATAGTCAGGTCTCGCCTCGGCGGGAAATACACAGCGTTGTAAAACGGTGGGCCGACAGCCGTCATTTGATGCGCGTCACCTGCGTAGATGTAATCCCCGCCATTGCCGCCCGCGGCGGTTTGACCCAGCAGATTAAAACACTCATCTCGGTAATCGGTAAGTGCGCCTATGTACTGCCTAAATTGTTCCGCTGTATCAGCCAATTCGACACGCCCCAGTGAAAACCTCTGCGGGCACGAACCCGTATTAACCATTAGGTTTGCCACAATAAAGGTTTGATAATTTCTCCCATACCCATATACGGAGAAGCCCACACGCGTACCCACCTCTGCACTGTATGGTAGGGCTATGAGTTTGGTTTCTCCAGCCTGCACATCAGCATATACAGAACCGTCGTTAACGAGTGCGAACCTTAAATAGCCGGTAGGCTCGGCATTTCTGACGAGCATAGAAATAGTGCCGCCAAGGATTCGGGTTTGCAGTTTCGCGGTGCTCGGGCCTGCGTAAAGGTCTCCTATAAACGTGTTTGGGGTCACTGGCCCGCCGAAGCCGTTCACGCCCGTAAACCCGCCTACCGATTGGTTTGGGACAGTGAACAAGGTAGAGTTCTCTAATAGAAGACTGCGCCCAGCGGGTGCGTAGTTATATTCGGAGAACGCGTTCGCCGCACCTGTATTACCAAGGCGTACACTCCCACAGGGATACACATAAACAGAGAGTGCCTTTCCCGCAGGCGTGGTAAACCTGACGGTAACAGTTAAACTCACCCCTACGCCTGACGGGTCATTGATAGTACGTGACACCACGTCTTTGCCCGTTAAGGGCGCGAGTGAGCTAAGGTCAAATAGCATCCCGTCATAAACATTTTTAAGGCTGACGGTGCGCCCGCTTTCCGTAGTTCCGTTAACGTCTGTCACTACATATACAGATAGAGACGTATCAGAGCCTACCTCTGTGAACCTGACCAGTTGTTTAATGTTCGGCCCGATGGGTGCTGTAAACGTAGGGTAAACGGTATATTCCCCAATGGTAAATGTACGTCCCTGTTGTAAAAACGTTATCTTCATATTTCTATTTTGTTAAAATTCTTAATATCTCAGCCTTGATTATCTTATTAACCTCGGCCGCTAATTTCTTAACCGCTGCATCATTAAGCAACGTACTGACTACACCACCCTTGTTAAACCTGTTAGGGACTTTAATACCGTCCCTCTTGATTACGTAGGCGATTGCGTAGGCCGCTTCCTCGGGTATGTCCGTACCCGCGTTTGCGTTCTTATCCTTTATCCACTGTTTAATCGCCTTGATGGGCGGCATGCTTCCACTATCTCGACCCTCTTCCATTTGGAAAACGTAGGCGGGCGCTTCAATCTTCACACCCGACCCGTAGTCCGTTACAACGGTTTCCTTGTCGAAACGTCCTGAAGCATTCAAGCGCATAGCGTAGTAGTTCTTAACTACCTGCTCGCGTAACTGCCTCACTAAATCTACTACCTGTTTATCCATATCACATATAAGTTATCCACTGGTATGGCTCGCGTAGTGCGAAATAGTTAGGACGGCTTTCGTTGAAGTAGGCTTCACGCTCAAAACTGATAGCGCGGTACGCCTGATTCCAGCGAGAACGGCCGTTTGGCTTTTGCTTTATGTACCTGTATAGGAACTCTACGCAATACACAAGGCAGAACAGCACGATGAACATTTCAAGCATCTGCTTGGTGTGTATCTTCTCATGTTGAATACGTCTCGGCGTAATCTCTACACCCTTTCTAACGAAGAGCACGCCACAAACGTTAATGGCGTTGTAGCCCTTGAACGGAATAATGTTGTTTCTAATTATAAGCATAAAAAAAATGGCGTGCACCATTAGAGGAACACGCCACAAAAGTAGTTAAATAAAACGGGCGAACGAACTGCTACTGAGTTATGTCAAACGTTGCTTCCCAGCCCGATTTAATCGTATCGTACTCGTTCTGTACTTTACGTATGGACAGGCCCGAAGTCTCGAACAAACACATGTACGAGCCTACGAAATTGCGTAATAGCTTGTCTGTACGGATAAGTGTTGCTATCTCCGTAGCATCATCCCGCATATAAGCAGATACGCCCATACAGCGCACCGTAATGGTGTAGTTGGGCGTGTTCTTGTTGGTTAGGTCTGTGAACGAGCCGCCCGTAACGTCCAGCGTGAAGAAGTCAACACCGAGACTGTTGGCCGCTACGTTCTGCACCTGTGTATCTCCGAACACCAACGGGCAACCTAATGCGGCCGCGCGGGCTTCTGCGTTGTTTAGAATGGTTTCAAAATCTATCATCTTCTTTGTTGTTTTTTAAGTTCTTTCTTTTCTTTCTCTACCTCGTCATGCCGTTTACTCATGGCGATAATAACATCTGTATAGTTCATTTGTTTAGCCTGTTCGAACGAACACTTAAACAGGTCGGCAGTTGTCTGCACGATACCAAGCAAGTTCTTTGCCTCTTTAACCTCGGCGATACCAGTTAATGCGCTGTCTACGTTGGGCACTCGTGCGAATAGCATCTTTTCCAAGTTATCAGCGTCTTTAAGTGCTTCAAGTATGAACTTGTCAAGCTTCACAACCTCTGATATGCTCACCGCCTCGTAGTTACCATCAGTCCATGCCTTAATACGTTCTAACGAGTTGTCCGCCCTGCGTGTTTCGAGCATGCTCCACAACGTTATATCCTCTAACGGCTTAAGCCTGTACACTACTACACCGTTGCGGGTAGCAAGGTTAGACGGTTGCAGATATTTGCATAAGTCGTCAAGCAGTAGCTTTTCGTCCTTAGTCATACGTACTTTGCCGCTTGCTGGAAAGTTAGCTACGTTAACAAGGGTTGCGCGATTCATTAGTCGCACACCCTTTTCAAGTAATTTAATAAACGGGTTTTTCATCATCCTTTGGGTCTATATTTTCTAATTAAAAAGTCTACTGCGTATCTCAGGGCATCAAGCGCGTGGTTGTACTGGTCTACCGCTACGTTGGTATAGGTATCCGTACCCTCGTCCTTTATCCATTTGTAGTTATCCAGCTCATCAAGCAGCTTAACGGAACGCTTTGTTACGTGTAACTTGAACTGCTTAACCTGTGCAATACCGCCCGATACAGAGCCCCTACCTTTAACGCATGGCATAGCCTTAATGCGCCTTTGCTGGAGCTCCATAATAGACTTTTGTTCTGCACTGTCACATACCGTAATCACGCGGTTAAGCCCTTGACCGTTCAAGTAGTCGGCGATATGGCTGTTAAGCAGCCCCGTTTCATAGCAAAGTAGGTCTACGTACAAGTCCCAGCCCTCAAAGCGCACATCTACAATCGCCGTAGGGTCATTAACAAACCCGAAGTCAAGCCCTAAACAACGCCCCGTATAAGTCTCGGGCATGTCCTCTATAACTTCGTATTCGGGATATACGTTACCCTCTACGCCACCAGTCAGGCCCTCACCGTAAACGTGCCACCAGTTGGCATCATTCTTATTCTTCTCTATCGCTCCAACCTGTTCGGGCGTTAGGTATGGGTTATCCTTGTAAGTTGAGTGAATAGTGATGTAGCGCTCGCCTACGAACTCGGTCTCGCCCCAAAACTTTCTAACGGGGTTAAAGTCAATGATTACCTTTTTACGTGTTCTGATGTCAAGCTGTCGGAATATCTCGCGGGCGATGCCCTGCGCCTCATTAACAAACAGGACATCACGCGCGGCGCCATGAACCTTGCTGGCGTTATCACAACCAAAGAACTCTATCACCGAACCGTTTGGTAGTTCATACGTCATTTCGGTTTTGTTAAATGCACTCTCGTCCCAAACGCCCTCCGTAGCTAACATCAATTTAAAGTCACGCAACATACCGCGCTTAACCATTGGAAGAGTAGCAGCAACGCACGATATGAATAGAGGCTTTTCCGCTGACTTCGCTAATAGGTACAGCATTTGTAAGGTAGCCCACGTTTTACCGCTACGCGTGCCCCCCTTGCTTGCTACACCACGATAACGCGGGTTAACGAATGCAGCCAATAACTTCTCAAATGTATGTGTAACGTTCATAAGTCTGTATATTAATAATGCCACAAAGGTAGTTAAAACCCTTGTGGCATTACAGTTTAATAGAGTTTAAGCGCAGAGAAACTAAGGCGCGTTATACTTTCAACTAATTTGCCATGGTGCCGGCACAAACTAACGAACGTTGTAACCTCTCTTAGTTTCTCGTGATGCCATGGCAAACCTAACAAGTGTTAGATACCCCCTAACTTCTTGATGTTATCTACTGCCTCGGCAGACAGTACGTTAACCTGCATAGCCTTTGTGCCTGCTTCTTTACCGTTGCTTGTTACGTCCTTAAGGTCTCGTAGTCCTCGCAATTTAGCCATGTAGTTAGCATCCACTAAACCAGCGAGCGCGCCCTCGTCCATATCGGTTTCTATCAGTTCCTTAATCAGAGAGTAACCGTAATACAGTTCGATAGCTTCGTCGCTATCTGCGATTGTCTTCTCCAGCTTCTCGCGGTTCTTGTTGAACTCCTTAATGCTCCAGCCGATGAAAAGACAGAACGCCCCGACACTCGGAGAACGTTTCATCGGAACGGCGATTAACTCGCCAGCCGACTGCCCTCCTTTAATCATTTCGTATTTCGTTAGAGGGTTCGCCCTGCACCAATGTAGGTACTCGCTAACATAATCTAAACATTCCTGCGCGGTTCTTAACTGCACACCCTTAATACCACGAACGTTCAATACCTCGTAGAGCTCTTTGCACCTGCCTACGTTCTCAGGTACGGGCGGTGGCGTTCCTTTCGCCATGCCCTTAGTAATCTTCTCGGTTGTATCGGCCGAGCCCGTTTTCTTTCTGCCTGCCATAGTTGTTTCCTATTATATAATGTACGCGCGCGGGTGCGCGGTCTTATCTTCTCTCAAACGTGAGAGGCACAAAAGTACATACCTTTTCCAACTAATCACAATATAACTGAGTTTCGCCACACGAATACTACAAAAATTCCTTACACGCATTTTTAGTCAAAAACAAATCTTCCAAATCTGCGCATTTTCATTTTAACAATCTATTAACGTATTTTTCTTTACAAAAATCAAGCGCCCTACAAATCTGTAAACATTCGTAAAAAGGGCCAAAAGTAGAGTTATTTAAAAATCAGGCATTTAACCCCCTTTTTTCGTTGCCTTATTCTGATTCCCTATAACTTTATTTTAGAATGTTCTCTTATTTTCCATTTAACTGTTATTAACTATAATATCCCTATAAATAAGATAGTAATTTCATTCCTATGTTTCTATGTATATTCACTAAGAGGTGTCGTTAAATATATATTAAAGGGCTGATTTTGATATGATTGTACTATTTCGAGTGTCAAATATGGTAAAGAAAAACAGGGCCCTTTTAGCACCCCAAAAAATAGCACAATCACTTGATTGATAAGTCAATAACCCCCATTTAACGTTACATTATAGTGCGTTCTGAGCGTTCTGACGGGGGGGTGCATAAAAAAAGCGTACAAAGTAGTTCTTACCCTGTACGCTTTGACACTTTGTAACCTAAAACCCTCTATATGTATCACTTTTAAAAGGCGGTTACTTATGTTTTAAGGCCTATCAAAATGCTATCGAGCCTCCTTACTTGACTATCATTTTGTCAATTGCCATGTATAAGTTAGCCAGTTCCAAACCCATACTTGAACGCCCCCGTTTGCAAACTTCGTAGTCCGTATAACCTGTGCTTTATCATTCACGCCGTACTCCCTTTCAACGTCCTGTTCACTTTCCTTTTCGCGCTGGAAACGTTCCCGACTTATATAGGTGTATTGGCCCTTGTTTATTTCCTGCTTATAACTGTACTCTTGAAACTTCAGATACTTAGCTAACTTGTCTATCCAAAGATTTGCCTTATGCCACTGGACTACCCCGCGGCCTTTCCTGTCTTTCGTTATTCCCTTATCGTATCCGTACCTACGGACGAACTCCCATATAATGAACTGATGAATGTTCAGGGCCTCACCGATTACCTTAAAACTAATCTCACGTTCTTTATCCATATCACACCCCCGTTATTAAGTTAGACACCCCATTAATGATGCTCGCCAATAGGACGAACCCGACCGCGGCTACCACCCCGCTTATGAAACACAAACCTATAAATCTCACTTTGTTCTTCGGGCCGAACGCTTCTGCCATTGCAGAGCCGAGTATGAGTACAATCGAACTAACGAATACCAGCATGCCCAATATAACCAATAAAATATCTATCCACATAACTAACATATATTTTCTATTCCTACCAATTTTGTTAACCTCAAATCATTCTTGCTTACCAACACGTCCGTATATAGCATTTTAAGCTTGCCTGCGGCCTTATGTGTGTTGTAGTCAAGGATACTGTTGTAATCTTCCCCCGCCGGCTCACAGGCGAACTTAGATACCTTGGTGTACATCACCCTAATAACTACCATACCGTCCTTGTGGCCTACTATCAGCCCTTTCTGCTTCGGGCCGTACGGTTTAAAGAACGCGACCCTACCGATATGCCGACCGACCCATGAGTAAAACTTGTTATCCTCGTTCCTATCCTCATACGGACGTAACCCTGTCGGCGCGGTTAGAATGGTGTGCTTCGTCTTGCAAGGCGGCTCAGCCAGTAGGACAGGGTTCTTTGCGCAGCGGGTTGTTATCCCCCTAACCCTGTCGCAGTTGTGCGCCACTACCAGCATATCATCTTCGTATCCTACTATCCAGCCACTAAGGGTGCATCCCTCTGAGTAGGTCTTAACTACCCGTTCGCCCGCACGCTGGCGGGCTATTCTTATTATTTCCCTCATGGCTCCACTCCTGATAACGTGTCCGCCCAACCAACCGTAGCGCCCTCAGGGTTCTTTATAGTCCAGCCGCCCGAATCGCGAGTGAACTTATACCCCGCCATTTCCAATTCGCGTATCTGCGACATTGTCGTTTGTGGCGGTAGGTCTATGAGCACATTCAGACATTGGCCGTCCGTATCATAGTCCAGCTCACCCTCGGGCGTATCACAGATAGTTACTAATGCGGGGTTCGCGTAACTGTAACCCTCACAAGTTATCTTAACTACATCGCTGCCTGAGGGCTTCTCCCAGCCCCAGCCGTACAAGTTCTCTACGATAATGTTCGGCGCCGCGAAACCATGCATGTTATATCCTACAACCAGCGCGGGCGCATCCGCATATTCGGGGTTTGTCTGCTCCCAGCCTTTTACCCATTTACCTACTAAATCTTTTGCTTCCATATCATCCAGTTTTTAAGTTGTTATACTATATAAACAGCGGGCGCTTTAAAAGGTTCGCCGCTATTGCCTTATTAACTTGTTATAACACTTTGGTTATATCCTTGGTACTGAGATACAAATAGAAATCGCACTCCTCGACTATTCGGTCGTATTTGCACACGTAGCGCCAGCCTGTCAGACCCCCGTCTACTATGCATTTCCCGTAGGTGGTGTACCCTACTACCTTGAACTCTGCCCCCGCGGGCGCGTTTAGGGAGTCCTCTAAATAGTCTGAACAAATCCTTTTTCCTACTAAATCTTTTGCTTCCATACTTTTATAATACTTCAATAAATTCGGGTACTTCGGGTTCGGGCGGTAACACTGGCAGCTCCTCGGGCACTGCTGGGTAGATGTAATCCGTTAGAGGTGTCTCCACTGTACCGACTTCGCTAAGCAAGTTCCCCGCCGATAATCTTTCAGCCTCTGTTACTATTAAGTGGTCTACCTCTCTATACCAGTAACCCGTACAGTCGAACACTATCACATCATCAGGGGTTAGCTTGTCTTTGGCGAAACCGCCGTCCCATGCTATAATCGCCCAAACGTCACTCGCGAAACCTACTACCCGCGTTACTACTTCTTTTTGCTTGATTACAGTCTTTACCTGTAAACCTATCATTTCCTTTGCTGTCATTTTACTATCCTCGCTGTTAAAGGGTTTAAATACCAATAACTTTCACATTCTCTATATACCACACCACTTGTATCAAGCCTGTGCCAACCGTATTCGCTCGCCTCTGTAATGAGCAGCCCTGCTATGAGATTGTAGCCCACGCACTTAAAAAGTGATTTGCTTCCGCCGTCCGATATGGTCTTACCTACGAACTTTTCTAAATCTTTCTCCCTTGCATTCATAATACTTCTACTTCGTTATAATCTGCATACTCAAAACCCGCATCCAAATCCTCTCGGACACCTATCACATCACCCTTGGAAAACTTCACCCAGCCACCGTTCTTTTGCAGTATGGCGGCGTTTAGGCCCTCGTTGTATCCTACGCACCTACGTGGCTTTCCTTGATACATAACGTCGAGACCTACCATATCGCGGAGCGTAGGTTTAAGGGTGATGCGCTTTATCTCGGCCAGCGTTACGTACCAAAACTCCTCCTCCCTGCCATCTAATAATATTACGTCGTTTATATCAGGCTCGCGCCAACCGCCCTCGCGCTCCACTATGAGTAGACTTACACCATTCTTTACATAACCAACTACTAAAGCGTTGTGTACCTCGTACGTGGTTACTCGGCTCCCTACATACTTTTCTAAATTCAAAACCTTTAAATCGTTCATAATCTTCTTTTTTTTTAATTAGTAATACAAAGATAACGAATAAAACATTAAGTTGTTCTTTTTGTTAACCTTTTTTATATATTTCGATAATCTCTTTGATTGCATCCATTAAGCTGCGCTGCGTAGTATCCTTGCCGTCAAGGCTTCGGACTATCTTTTCATCTACGGTACCCTCAGTTATGATGTGGTGTATGCTGACGGGCTTCGTTTGTCCTTGACGGTATAAGCGCGCGTTGAACTGCTGGTATAGCTCCAGCGCCCACGTAAGGCCGTACCATATCACGATGTGCCCGCCCTTTTGCAAATTAAGTCCATGACCCGCGGACGCTGGATGCGTAATCAGTACGCTAATCTTTCCCGCGTTCCAATCGGCTATCTGCTCGGGCTTCTCTAACTTGACGGGCTTATACTCCTTAAGTGCATCCATTATCTTAGATAGGTCATGCTGGAACGAGTATGCGACTAATACGGGTTGCCCGTTCGCGGCCTCTACGAGTTCCTTTAACTTCTCTATCTTCTCGTCATGGAGTTGCAACACCTTTCGGTCTGCGTCATACATAGCGCCGTTCGCAAACTGCTGTAACTTGTTGCTGAGTGCAGCCGCAGACGCGGCCGTAACGGTCTCACCACTTTCTATAAACTCTAACACCTGTTCACGTTCAAAGGCCTTATAAGCTTTCATGTCCTTATCTGATAGCCTTACCTTGTCATAGTATATCAGCTTGTCGGGCATCTTCAAATAGTCCTCGGCACTCATGGATAAACAAATGTCTTTTATCAGGTCGCTTATCTTTTTTTCGGTTTCCTCTGCTGGTGCTTTGGGGATGTACTCATAGACTATATCACCATTACGCTTACCAGCGGTAAAGAATCTATCTCGGTAACCTGTGATTGTTTTGCCCAGCCGTTTACCCTCGTCAATTAAATACATCTGCGACCATAGGTCTATCAGCCCGTTAGGGGCAGGCGTACCAGTAAGACCTACAACTCGCGGTATAAATTTACGGACGCGTCTTAGCGCCTTAAAACGCTTCGAAGCTGGGTTCTTAAAACTGGATAGCTCGTCAATGACTACCATATCATAGGGCAACTTTACCCCGCCATGCTCAACCACAAGCCAAACAACGTTATCGCGACTGACAGTATATATGTCAGCGTCTGCCAACATGGCAGCTTTACGCTGCGCGGCTGTTCCGTCTATCACAGAGATACGTAAACCTTGTAAATGCTCCCAGTTCTTTATCTCGTCTTTCCAAGTTACCTGTGCGACCTTTTTCGGGGCGATGATTAGCACCTTGTCAATGAAACCCATTGACCTTAGTTCCTGTATCGCTGTCAGGGTACTAACCGTTTTACCCAAACCCATATCTAAGAACAGTCCGCAATTAAGATTGTCAAGTATAAGTTCAACGGCCTTTTCTTGATACGCATGCAATTGTTCTCTCTTTAACATTCTAAAGTCCTCACTAACATTAATAGGTTTTGAAGTAGGGCCGAATGTTCGGCGGAATCTACTTTCTTAATCGCGGTTTCTATCTCCTTAGCGGTTTTAACTGTCTTACCGTTTATCTTTATCTCGGTCTTACCTGATTGGCAGGCCACGTTTAGAGTTACATAGTTAGTCATTTTATAAGTTCATTAGATGATTTTTGTAATAAATACACACGCTCTTAAAATCTGTTTCGGGTGGCGGGGTACGCAGATACTTAATTGAAAGGTACTTCACATCCGCGGTTATTTCCTCTTCCAGTTGCGCCCTAATCTCGTCCAGCGTCCCGTACTGATTACCCTCTTTGACACCAAGCGCACCGCTCTTAATACCGAAATACAATCCTAACTTGTATTCAATTTCTTTTTTTACTTTCTTTGGGTTCATAATGATTTGTTTTTAATATGTTCTAATACTTCGTTTAAACTCTCTTTGCCATCTACTATAAACACTTTGAAACCTAAATTGTTCAATCGCTCATGAATAAACTTTTGTATTGCGGTCGGTTTCTTTCCTGTTGTCTTTATCTCGGCAAAGCAAACGTATCCGCCATTGCATAGTATCATCCTATCAGGCAGGCCCTTTATAAACGTGGATAGCAATTTAATGCACCACGCGTTACCGCCCTTGTTTATCTTGTCGGATAGGGTGCGCTCTAAATACTTCTCACTAATTATCTCTTTCATTGCCCAGCGCCTTTTCAATTTGCTTATCCAATTGCTCCAGCTCCCTGTACATCTTTGAGGGGTTTGGGTTTCCTCGGATAGTCCTAATAAGTTTAATACGCTTATCCAAAAGTCTTGTAATCTCATTCTCCATTTTCTAACTGCCTTATACGTTCTTTGCAAATATGTATTATCTTCTCGTAGTCAAGTTTTCGCCCGTCCGTTGGCTTATCCCTTAGTACCCGCTTGACTATATCCGCGTCCCAAGGGTTAAGCTTATATTCTAACCAAATGTCCCAAGGTTGAATCTTATGCTTTGCGTAATTGGATGCGCCTACGTTATATGCTCGAACGTTGTCGGCTTCGGGCTTTGCCACCTTTTTCACTTTATAATTTTTCTGCATAATACAAAACTACTTTATTTGTTTCTAACTTTTCTTTAAAATATTCCCTTGCTTTCTCCACTGTTGGGAAGATTTGCTTTTCCGAAAGTAGAAAGGTATCCCACCCCCCGCGTTTCTTGTATCTAACTTTCAGTATCTCAATCATGGCTTTATAGGTCTATTAGTCCAATGAAACACTCTTCGTATTCCGCCGCCAATTGCCTTGTAAACGTCTGTCCGACCATTCCCACATACGGCGTTCCGTCTATCCATAAGAGACGCGATACGTGTTCCAAATTAATATATTCTTTTACTTTCTCACCTTTCACGATAAATTCTACTTTTGTAAGTTTCATAACTCTTTGTTTTTAAATTGTTGATACTATATAAACGTTTATAAATTGATTTGGTTCACTCGGTAATTGCTATTAACATCTTTTTTAATTCGCCTTTGCTTACTGCTATGGAAGCCGCACCGCCCGCGCTAACTATAACCCATGTACCATTAAGTTTCTGATAATACGCTGTATTGTTTGACGGGTTGTTTAAGTCCACTGTTTCGCCTCGTTTCGGGGTGTAGTCAATCATTGAACTTATAATGGCATCCGCTTCTTGTGGTGTTCCCAAATCAACAGTAAGTTCAAGCCCCGCGGCCTCTTTGGTTTTTGCTACTATTGAAATCGCCCCGTTCGTATCAATCAACTTACATACGCCCATGCGGAAACTTTTTAATACTTCGGGTTTACCTTGACTTGTAATCTGCGAAAACACTGATACACTTGCAAACACTAACACTGCTAATACTACTAACTTTTTCATAATCATTTGTTTTTAATTTGTTGTTATACTTAATAAACAACGGACGCTTTGAAAGGTTCACCGTTGATTGCCTTATTAACTTTCTTTTTGTTTGTTGTAAGGTTTCTAAAGATTTAAGCTTTATAGCTTCATTTAATCGGTTACCGAACTTTCATTTAACCCTTTCGAGATACGTTTGCTTATTTTCTCGTCTTACGAATTTAATCTTTCAACCAGCCTTTTGCATTTTAGTACGCTGGTGGGGTCTTTAGTTCCTTTCAACACTACAAATATACGGCTTTATCCAATAGGTTGTATATATCGTTAACATCCTTTATGAATAAAGCCGTAATTAGTCTGCAAATTAACTTACCCTAACGTATGTGGGCTGAAAACCGTATGCCGTTGTACTTTCTTTACGGTCTGACATTACCCAGCCGCGAACACTCAACATAAGCTCTTTAATCTCATATACTATCCGTTTGTCGGTCGGTGACGCTCCGCAGACCTCTGTAATGATACCACGCACACACGCGGTTTGCATTGGCTTGTTATCCGCTGGTGTTAGGCTCTCGTCATAGTTATTAGCGTACATTACGCGTTCGTCTCTCTGCATGGTGTCCCAATCAGCGGGCACGCGCATACTAAGGTACTTTTCAACCTCGCCTGCCCATGAGCTACGTTCTAAGTGTGCCTCTCTACGTTCTTCGGCTACCGCCTCGCATTCCTTAGATAGTAATGTGCTGACACCGCGTCTATACATAGAAACCGCCTCGGCCCAAATCATGTCGACATATTCCTCGAATGCGGGTTCAAACAAGAAATGTGTGTTGTCGTTGGCTTTAACTTCGACAGGGATAAAGCGTCTGTTGCCCGTTGCGTCCTTTAAAAAATCATCCTTGTTCGTTGTTCCGAAGAACACGCACTGGCGGGGGAAATTTTTAGTGACGCGACCGTATGCGGGCCTAAAGCTATCCTCTGTTTTCGAAATAAAGTTCTTAATGCTCTCAACCTCTGATTTACGCATAGCTGACAACTCCGCAACCTCTATCAACCAATTACCCTGTAACTGTTCGAACGCATCCTTACCGTCCATAGAGGTTAAGCTGTCACTAAACCAGTTCTTGCCAAGCCTACGGATAAGAGTAGATTTGCCCGCACCCTGTTCCGACTTCATTACTAACATAGTATCGAACTTGCAACCCTTTTCAAACACGCGCTTAACTGCACCGACCAGCATAACCCGTATCGCTTCTCTACTATATTGGCAGTTCTCTGCACCCATGTAATCTATTAGCAGATTTTCAACGCGCGGTATCCCGTCCCAGCTTAGCCCGTTAAGGTAGTCCTGTATCGGATGAAACGCGTTATGCTCTGCTTCCAGTGCGATAGCATCATCTATTTTCTGCACGCTGGATATGCCGTAAATGTCCTCTATATGTTTACGTATGCCTGCAAAATCTACATCTTGAAAGTCTAAAGAAGTATCTTTCAGTCTCCAGTGTGGTGGGCGGCTTACTACGCGTCTATCCTTAAACAAGTCGCGCGCTATTAACTTCCCTATCATTGGGTCGCTACGTAGAATAATAGAGATGTTTTTAGACGAGTTTTGCAGGCCCCCCTTGCCGTCGTCCTCTAATTTGGCGGATACCTCGGCTATCTGTTCGGCTATTTCGTCCGCGGTTAATCTCTTTGCTCCGCTCGTAACTTCTTCCACGTCCAGCACTTCGACATCATCAACCTTTAGAACTGAAAACTCCGCGAGTGTTTCTGCGGCTTCTTCTCCGTTCTTCTTCGCTAACATAGCTTTGACTTTCTCGTCTTGATAAACGAGCTTATTCATTTCCGTAACAGAAACCTTGCTACCCGTACGCTTATCCAACTTACCAAACAAGTGGATACGCACAAGGTCGTAGGCGTTATATACGTGGCTTCCCTGTATCGGGTCTGTACTATGATGTGAATACGCAAACAAATCATCATAGACAATCATACCGCCCGAAGTCGAGCCGCCTGTATAAGTCCAGCGGCCCTCTTTATCCGTTGGTAGGTATATCTCGGGTAGGTATCGTTCGATAGCCTCCGTAATCGTGTAGGCGCGACAGAAGTCACCGACTGAGCCGACCTTAAGGAGCGGGCTTTGTTGCTCCTTTGCAAGATTGCGTGCTTCGCCCTTTTCGTCCTTGTGGTATGCCCACTCGGTCGTATCGCTCCAGTCCTCGTACATGTCGAGTATTCTGTCTACATCTAACACGTTCGGGTACTTGTCGGTGTAGTCCTCAAAGTAGTACGCCATATCACTGGATACGGACGGATAGAACATACACCGTTCGGGCTGGAATGTTGTGCGGTCGTACAAGTCCATGCCTGTTAGCTCGGCAACCTTTCGAGCAACTGCCTCGTATTCCTCGCTATCAAGCGGGCGGCTTGTTGGCATAAGGATACGATAGCGGTACACACCCTTATCGGCATTGTGCTTGTGCGTTCCATGAATGAAGAACGCACACTGCATAACAGCTGCAAACTGTTCTGCGAAGTCTTTTTCTCCAAAATCGATGTCAAGTGCCACGATACTACGGTCGCCTATGCTCGCTTTGGTTCTTTTACTTCCCAGCAACTCGCCGCCAACGAATGCGCCGACGTCCTTTACTCGTCCCTGCTCCGATTTGGGCATAGACATAAACTCGCGGTACGTCTCATTCGTAACGCGTGCGCTTGACATGAGAACTACGAACTCGCCCCATGTTAACACCTTGTTTTTCCAAGACGTTGACACCGCGCTCGCCGCGGTTGCAATGTTAATTTTTAAATCTCTAATCTCCATTTTTCCTAATCCTTTTTGTAATAATCAGTTAAATATCCTGCGGCACGTAGCGCAATACCCCCGGCCCAATCGGGCGCTTGTGCCATTGCTACGCACATATCATTCAGTACGTTTTCCTCGTTACCGTCTTTCGGTATCTCGGCGGCTATCTCATCATGCACATGCAACACGATATTATAACCCATATCAAAAACATTGAATATCGCCTGCGCCAGCAAATCGCGGCTAATAGCTTGTACAATGTTCTCCGTTAGTTTACCGCCATACGTGTGGAGTGTTTCCCACTTCCCCGTAATTTGGTTTTGTCCCTTATAACTAATATCCTGCACCTCGAATGAATCGGATGCCGTTGTTATGGTTCTTCTTGATAAACGCGCGGACGGGTAGAAAAGTTTTCGGCCGCTTGGTAATTTAACAGTCATTGCACCAAATTCATAATTAAAAACAATTTGCGCCTTTTCTGTTATTGTGTAGACTACTGGTCTACGTGTACCTATGCAAGTTTTTGCAGCGTTTTCTAAAGACTTCCACAAAGATACGATTTTTTTATTAGCTTCTCTCCATTTATACAAAATTTCGGGTTTTTCTTCTTCTTTTAACGCTTTCTTAGTGTCCATTGTGGTGAGTGCGTTAATACCGCCACCGTATCCAAGTGCGAGTTCGGCAACCTTTCCGCGCTGTCTTAATTCATCCCCTTTATGAACAGGCACGCCGAACATTTTAGAGGCTGACGCGCAATATATATCGCTGTGCGGGTCCTTGAACAATTCTAACCGCCATTTCTCATTAGCAACCCACGCGATTACACGCGCTTCAATCGCGGAAAAGTCAGCTACGGAATACGTATAGCCCTCAGGCGCAATAAAGGCGGTGCGTATAAGCTGCGATATAACATGTGTCGGCTTCTCGTAAAACAGGCCCATAGCTTCGAACTCACCGCGCTTAACGAGTTCCCGCGGGCTATCAAGGTCTTCTAAATGGTTTTGCGGTAGGTTCTGCAACTGTACCAAGCGACCAGCCCAACGGCCAGTACGAGACGCACCGTAATAACGGAATAGGCCGCGTATTCGGTTTCCCTTTCCAACGCAATTAAGTATCGCGGTATATTTAGCATTCGAAGTTTTACCGACCTCTACGCGCATGGAAAGTACGTCTAAAGCCGCTTGCTTCTTTTCCTCGGGCATAGTTGACGCTTTTATTTTAGCGACTACATTAGGCAATTCTGCCTTTATCAAAGTGGTAACTTCAACGCCTGTGTTATCAAATATAAAGTCCTTAAGTTGTGGCATTGATTTAAGGGATGTTATCCCGTACTTGGTTAGTGCTTCATTCTCTAATTTTTCTTTGTGCTGCGCATCCAGTAGCGCGGCTTGTTCTGCAAACTTGACATCGGCTAATATGCCGTAGTCGTTTATACGTTGGTCGGCTGCATATATAAGTTGCTCGCTCTGTGGGAACTCAAAAACCGATAGTTTTGCAAATATCTCCTTTTCCGACAGAACATCATATTCTAAGTAAGTTTTAAACTCTTCCCATTTCTCGGGGTAGTCTACTGAACGATTGCGGGTCTGCATGCCGTTCGTCTTTGTCGGCTTGCATGGAACAGAGAAAAATCGTATCAATGCTTTACCCGTACCTAACTTCTTATCGGAAAGGTTTAGTATCTGAGATACCGCGTCAAGTGAAGCGGGTAGGCCACAATAGAGCGCCATATTGGCGGTACAGAAGAAGCGCATAGGACTTATGTTTATTCCGTAGTTCATTAAGCAGACGCGCTCAAACGTGGCATTGTGGGCGACTATCGTAGTATCCTCGTCCTCGGCTACTTCTCGGAACAGCTTCATAAACTCACCATACCCGTCAGCTTTGGTTAGGTCGATGAGTGATACCCTTGTGTCGGTATCCCACATGTAGCCACACAACATTATTTCGAAATTGTCACTCTCAGAATACTTGTAATTTCCGCTACTCTTAATGTCTACATCCGAATATGTTTCGAAGTCGATAAATAAATGTTTCATACTTATATAGTTTTTATTGGTTTCTAATAATTATAACGACAAAGATAGGGTAAAGGTTTGAGATAAACAAAGAAAAGCCCCTTATTTGTATATTGTTAACAAATAAGGGGGGTCTATTAGTTAGTCAGCGAAAACGGGTGAGTAGAAAATAAACCCGCGCTTCTCATTCAAAATTACGTATGTCTGTTGGGGCACTTCATAGGCCAGTCCCTTGCCCATTGCGAATGCGTCATAGCCTTTTAACGAGCCGTTTACACAGACCTCTTTAGTATAGATAGATGCGTGGTAATGGCCTATAAACGCCTTGTCTATCTGTATGGTTTGGTTCATTTTTGCATACCACTTAAACATACTCGGGTATATACCTCCGATACCGCCCGCACTCCTAAACTGGTGCCCATGACAGAACAAAATTTTCTTTCCGTAGACATCTAAATAGGCGAACTCACTTTCAGGAATAACGAATTTAAACTTAGTTAGCCCCATAAGAGTTAAGGTCTGTTCAATATCCTTATACATGAAATATTCATGGTTCATTGCGAAGCCGTTGCTAAACTGCATCTTCCGAGTTGTACGCGAATGATTACCGCATATACCTACGATAGTGATTTGTTGCAAATCGGGCAGCTCGTCATGTATCTTTTTCAAGCCTGAAATAATCAAGGATTTAACGAAACTAACACCCTGCATTGGCGACATGCTGTTTGTCTGTGCCAGCTCGTCATGAATGTATCCGCCAATCATATCGCCAATCAAGCCGACTACCAAATTATCTACGGGTTTCTTCTTAATCATGTAGACAGCATTCGCGAAGAAGTTTTTTATACGCTGTTCGGCAATATCCTTGTTGTACTCGTTCTTACCTAATACAGTGGAAGCCTTAACAACCTCATCAGCGTGCCAATCAGATGCAATTAAAAACCCTGTGTTTCCCTCGTCCAGTTCGCTTTTCTTCTTGTTCGGTATCTCAACGAGTTCTACGGGTGCGCTGTCTTTCTTTAGGCCAATAATTCCCTGTATTTCTTCATCACTGTACAGGCTTTGAAGTTCCTCTATTAAGGGGTTCGCCTCTACGGTTGGTTGCTGCGCGTTCTGAACAATAAACGTTCCGCCCATTCGCGCAGCCCAGTATTCTTTATTTCGTTTTGTGTACCTCTTTACGGGCTTTCCTGTTGCCTTTGAAATTCTAACACCTTTTTCGTTAATGTAGCTATCTGATTTTCCCATTTTTTTACTTTGTGACGGGGTTTTTACGCCCCGTCTGTTATTACTCATTAATACTTTTTTTTGCTGATTAGTTAAATAGGTTCATGTCCGAATCATCTTCGAAATCGAAGTCGTCAATAGATGCACCGCCGTCCAAGCGCTCGCCGTCTTTTGTCTTTTGAATGGCATTAAGTCCTACACCTACACCGTATTTACCTGTGAACTCATAAGGGAACAACGAGATAGAGACATTACCATAACAACCGCTGTACAGTTCTTCTTTTTCGGTGATGTACTGCTTTGCTCCGTTGATAACGAGCGGTGCGCCATGTTTCTCTTTGCGCTTTGCGTTGATAAAGTACATACCTTGGTATTCGGCACCGTCTTTTTCTTCGTCACCGTCTCTTAGCGGGTTGCCCCACATCTTCGGCATCTGACCCTTAAGTTTTGGGAACTTCGTTTTCATTTCCTCGGCTACTGCTTGAATTTCTTGTTTCAGTTTTGCCGCTTCAGGGCTGCCTTTCGGGATGAGTAGACATACACTGTAATTTGCCTCACCTACTCCATTCACTTGGGCTGCTTCAAATACACGTACATAGCTTAATCTCACGTTTTTAACCATTGCTTTCATAATAACTTTGTTTTTCTTTTTGTCCTCTAATCGGTTCAGACTTTCCGTTTTTGTTCTATAAATAACAAATGAAACTTGATTTTGTTCATTTGATTAACATCTTTTATTATTCAACCTCTACCATTATCCTTTTTGCATCATCTTCCAATATTAATATGTACTTATCCGTATCGTAGTTCAGTAGCAAATAAATAACATCATTAAGGAACTCCGATACGGAGATAAAGCGCATTTCTATTTCTTCCAGCCCGATTTCCAATGTGAAATCAAATTGTTCTCCGTTCTCGCGGTCTACCATTTCTACTAAGCTAAAATACTCTTTTTTCATAATTCTATGTTTTTAATTAGGCGATGCAAATATAACAATTAAATCGGTAGGTTGTTCATTCTGTTAACCTTGTTTAACTCTAAAAGTTTTTGGGGCTATCGAAATAGCGTATTCTATATCTTTCAGGGGTGCACAGCGCAAAGAGCCTCGGTACTTCTTTCGCTCTGCATAGATTTCTTCTAATGTTAAGTCCTTGATAGCCGCCAATATCTTTTGCATTTTCGCTGCATCGCGGTTCATTTCCTTTTTAGTCCATGTGCGGAACTGTTTTTTGTTCCAAAAACCTGCACGTTCTTTCAATTCTTCGTCCGATAAAATACCTTTGTTAGTTTTCATAATTCTTTGTTTTTAATTCGTTGATGCAAATATAACGCTTTATCTAATACGTTGGTTCATTCGTTAATATTCTTTATGAAGTTTCCTCGAAATCATCAAGGGCTGAACTGATTGCCGCCCTTTTATCGCTTTCCTTTGCAAGTGTGGGCGCTCCTGCGGGCTTCACTATATTGCCGTCAAGCAATAATGCCAACCGCTTTTTACCAACAATCTTTTCAAGGTCGCCTATGCCCTTAATCTTTTTGTTATAGAATGTATCGGGTTCAACGTTCAAGGCGTTCGAAAGCGTCTCTACGGCCTTATCGGGGTCGGATATTACGCGTACACTTCTTCCCTCTACGAGTTTCCAGCCTTTTACCGCCTCACCCTTATTAATTGCACTTAGTGCGTGCATTTTTACCGCCTCGAGCCAAGAGATGAACATATCCGACTTGTTAAGTATGTCGCCTATCTCGTCATTCGTTAGTTTGTTGGCATCCTCGTGGTTATCGAACTCGGCTAATAGCGCGTCCTTTTGTGCCCTGCATTGTGCCTTGAATTTACAGAATTTACAGTGCTCGCCTGCTACGGTCTTTCCCTCGCCTGCGAACGCTAAAGTAGCTTTTGGCCTTAACTCGTGAATAGCCCAGTGCGTTAAATCAGCATGTGACATGGTAAACGTTGGCATGTGACCTAATCGTACCTGCCCGATAGACATGTGCACTGTTTTAATTTTAGACTGTGTATCGGGCGGCAATGAACGGATAGCACCAAGTGCATACATTTTCAACTGCGGGTTGTTCTCGGCCTCAACCTGTACGCCCTTGCCATACTTAAGGTCTACGATGTGCACCTCTTCTTCTGCTATTATAGCGCAATCGCAACTACCGAAACATTCTTTAGCGTACATTGCTAAATCAAATTTGCCCTCTATAATCATTTCGGCCTTTTCATAGCTTTCGTAGATGTTAACACACATAAGAACGTATTCCAGTACATAGTTAAGCATCTCGGTGCTATAATATTCGCTTTCTGCTATCTCTTTGGGTATTACAGGCTCGTCAATGAATAGCATAAAATCACCCTTTAGATACTGTTGTAGAATGGCTTCTGCCAGCTCGTGCGCTACTGTACCCTCTTCGGACGCTCTACTGCTTCCGTTTGCCTCGCCGTACTTATCTTCCAGGCGTGCACTTGGTGTACAAACCAGCCAACGGTGTGAACTACTCGGGGAAAGTAGGGCGTGTTCCCTACTTGTGTGGTCTATCACTTTTTCTTCCATTAGTCTTGTTCTTTATCAACGTTATACATACATGAAGTTAGCATGTGCTGGTAAAACTCATTAACCTTGTCAATTGGGAGCTGTGCCATAGAAGTAAGTCCGTAGGGCTCTAAATACTCCTTAAATTGGTCTGAACTGAATAACTTACCAAGCATACACATACGGGCTGCTGTTCCAAGTTTTTCCATGTGCTGGCTCTTATCTATTCCGTCTAATGTTACGGGGAACTTATCCATGATAGCCGACTGACGGCCGAACGTACTCGCTTTCTTTCTCGCCATTGCGAACGCGCCGATTTCCTTAAGATGCTGTTCTGCGCCCGAGCCGTCTGCAAAGAGGGCTTTCTGTTCCTCTGCTATAATGCGCTCGGTCTCGTCTAATATCAGTTTATTAGCCTCTACGCTTCTACAAAACCAGCCCATTTTATTACGAGACGGCTTCAGCATAGCCTCGTGTCCGTTTGCTTTCAAGTTTTCAATAGCGCGCAACGTGATTGGGTGCTGGTACTTATCTAATAGCTTTTCCAATTTGGAATCATCGCCCGTAGGTTCGGCTGCTTCTTTAGCTGCCGCTTCTTTAGCTGCTGCCTCTTTAGCTGCTGCTTCTTTAGCTGCTGCTTCTTTAGCTGCTGCCTCTTTAGCTGCTGCTTCTTTAGCTGCTGCCTCTTTAGCTGCTGCTTCTTTAGCTGCTGCTTCTTTAGCTGCATCTTCTGCGGCTTTACGGTCGGCAGCTTCTTTCAGAGCCTTTTCCGCTGCTGCTGAAAGTTCTTTCCGTCCGTTTGCTTCCTGCTCGGCTTTAGCTTTAGCTGCCAGTGCTTTCGCTTCCGCAATATCGGCTTTACGTTTTTTCTCTGCGGCTTCTTTCTCCGCGAGTGATTTTGCCTGCTCTAAGGCGGCTTCTGCTTCCGCTGATGTCGTTTCCGCGTCCTCTACGGGACTTTCTACCGACGCGGGTGCAGTTACTTCGTCCTCATGCAAGAATGCCGCCAGCGCGCTTAAAATAGATGTTTCTAACTGCTTAACCTTTTCTCGCTGCTTAGCTTTGTACGCTTCGAGTTCTGACACTTCGTTTACTTGTTGCTCTTTTAGGGCCGTTAAGTTCTTCTGCATTTCTGCGATTAATTCAATTGTTTTCATATCTCTATTTGGTTTTTAGTTTAATGCTTGATTTGCTCCTAATCTCATGAGTTTAGACGCTAACAGGGTCGCAATCTCGTTGTACTGCTCTTCGTAGTCCTCTGAATTGATATATAGGTCTTCAATATCTACGGGGAATTGCACGCCCTCTAACATCTGAAAATAGTAGGGGGATAATAAACCCGTCAAAGGTCGGCATATCCTCGGCAATCGCCACTACGGAAAAACGGTTAGCACTCATGTTACTCTTTAAATAGTTCTCAACTTCTTTGTAGATAAATTCTTTCGCTTTCATAATCTTTTGTTTTTAAATTGTTATACTGTATAAACGTTACGCGAACCGAAAATGTTTAGCGTTTAACATTCTTTAGTCATAAGGTAGTTGAATACCTCTTTGAGTGTATAAAATGCGTTCCCCTCAACCGAATAATATTCAAAATGTCCGTTAAAGTCTATGCGTTCAAACGTACGATTGTAAATAGAACTTTCATCGCCGTAAAACAAGCGGAATGATGTAATAGTAAACATACCGTCAACTATCTGCTCAACCATAATCAAATCCTTTTCTTTCGTATCCAAATCTCCTATTCATTTCTTCCACTTTGGTACGGTGCTATGTGGATACTGCCCGTTTCATTTCTTACGTTGGGAAATGTTTCCCTTTGAACGTGATGCAAATATAGGGGGTTATTTTGAGGTGGCAAAGCGATTAACATTGATTAACTAAGAATTAACTATAAAAACTTATCAAATCGCAGCAAATCAGGTAGTTAGATACTTTAAATACCAAACCATTCATTAACAGTCGGGAATATTTATAGTACAATCACTTGAAAATCAGCTTTTTAATATATGAAAAAAGTTACCTTATTGTGAATCTATATAAGATTAATCAAAAAAAGTATGTTCATTTTTATAGAGAGTAGTACCCCCTCTACAATAGGTTGTAGGGCATATAGGGTATTTATAATATAGAAATAAGATTTATAAATAAAGTTAGGGGAAAATAGAATAAGGTAACTAAAAAATAGGCCTAAATAGCTATCTTTCAGTGTGTTGTACTGTTTAGATAGCTATTTAGGCCCCTTATTAACATTTATTTAAACTTGACAGCTATATCAATAGCCATTTTTGTGCGCTTATTCTTGTTTGATATGTCGTAGTCCACTGACTTAATACCGTACCTAAAGAATAGGAATCGCTTCTTAGTAATGGAGATAACGCCCGTAATAGTATCCGTTCCTATATAAGATAAACGCGTACTATCACTCGACAGGTCTGCTACTATGGTATTCCAGCTATCCCTGTATTCAGCGTGCAGAACCCCGTTAACAGTATCGGTTCGTACCGTTTCGTGTATCTCGGTCTTGGTTACTATTTGAGAGGCTGATAAAGCGTCTTTTAAGCGGATATTCAAGGCTTTCAAATCTTCCCTTAACCCACTATTGATTTGCTTTAGTTCCTTGTGTGAGACCTCTAAAGCTTGTTTCTTAGCTGCGTAATCTCCTAACTTGGTTATATACGTTTCTTGTTCAGAGGTAAGCGCGGAAATGTTTCTTCCTTGTCTGCCTATCTCGGCCTTTTGGTCCCCGATTTTATCAGCGCCCCACATTACTAATACGAGGAGCGCCGCTATTGCTATTAATAGATACTTATTCATACTTGATTGCGTTAATACGGTTTAGCCAGCCTTTTTTAAATCTGTTGTTTGCTGGCCTTTTTTCGCATATCTCGTCAATGAACTTAATGCGGTCTGCCTTAATCATTTTAAAGAGTTCTGCGGGGTCTTTGGCATTTAGTGCGGCAATTGTCTTACTACCTACAACGCCGTCCGCTGTGACGCCTAAAAGACGTTGTGGGCGCTTTATACCATGCGAACCCGAAGCCCAAACCCAATCAACAAGGATATTTGCTACGGCTTGGCTTTTTATCTCGTCAGCTTTCCACCTGTCCCAGTACAGGCTCTTGAAAACCTCGTGCCAATCTTCGTTAGATATGTTTTTGAGGTCCTGAACCGTAGGGGCTTTCAGACCTTTACGCCTCTTGTACTCTGTAAACGTGCCGATTGTTATACCCTTGTTTGTTGCTCCCCCTAAGTCGAGCGGGTCATTTACAAACCCGCCCTCCCACTGGAGAATAAAGGGAACTAATTTACTACTGTTCGCCATTTTCTTTTTCCTTAGTTAGTTCGAAATCATCCTCTTTAATGCGTTTTTTGAGGTTCTTGTACTTGATATTAGCAATCATGTTCAGGAACTTTACAAACTCATTAGACGGCTGGATAATGCGCAAATTACGTGTGATGTTACGGGCGTATATAATCGCAAATATACCTGTGAGCGCCTTAATAACTATCGAGTAGTCTACGGACGGCTCTAACATGGTACAGGTCAGGGCAACAAGGAAAAGGATAGCACTTGTAAGCGCCATTTCCTTAACTGCTTTCATTGTTTTTTTATGCGAATACTTCTTACCTTTAACCGCGTCCGCGCGATAACCTGCCAGCCAGTTTAGAATGCTCATAAGTATAACAAGCATAATGAAATCACATACATTAGAAATTACTGTGGAAACGGTCACAGCAAAGAAAATTCTAAAATAGGCCTCTATGTGTTCAAGCATTACCTGATAAGAGATATGCGGGTGTTGCGTATTTTCGGACACGCTAACAAACCGTCCTGTCTCAACCACGCTATTAAGCCCTCAACCATAAAATCAGCTTTAGCCCGTTCTGCCTCTGCTCGTTTGGTTTTGCTCGTGTCAGGCAGCACTACCGACCCGCCATAAGTTTGTAATTTCAGACCCGTAGATGTGCTGTTTTGGTCTGCCGTCTGTGAGTATCTCGCAAATGCGTAGTAACAAAGGATAGTCGTACCGCCTACTACGTCATTCGAGCCGTTTTTATACTTGGCTGGGAGTACATCATACCCCATACCGATTTGCGGCTTTAAATCGAGCATGTCGGCCTCAAAGAACGCCTTATTCAGTGCGTTATCCTTGACATCGACTGCTATCTCGAACTGTTCCCGTAGTTCCGCAATCGGATATACTACGGAACTAAATGTTTCATTTTTCATTCGCTTACAATTGTTGGTTGTTCTTCATCCAGTTCGTTATTAATCTCTGTGATAGACGGGTCAAGTTCAAACACTTGGTACAGTTCGCGTTGAATCCGCTGCCTAATCTTAGATAACGAACGTCTGTACACTTTTTGTAGCTCCTTGATAACCTCGCCCGAAGCGTTCGAGAACGCAATCAGTGAACTATCAATTAAAGGCATAGGGATGTTATAGGCTGCGATACATATATCCTTTCTCAAAGGTTCAACGTATGCGCGGTAAAGTTCCCTATCAATAGGACTGCCTAACTGGTCTACCTTGATAAACGGTTTATCCGACATCATATTTTCGTCACGTACCGTCAACACCGCGCCAGCGTTCTCACTGCCCATCATTTCCGCCAGTGTATCGCGGAACTCGTCCTGTGCCTGCTCGCTCTCAAAATCACCATGAGACACGATACTGCACATGTGGAAACCTCGGCCCAACGTCCTGTTAACATATTTACCGTTCTTATCCTCGGCACCCATTTCGTTACGTACTGCATGGAACGGTGAAAGAGGGTACGGACGGGTAGTTGAAAGGTTCACGTACAGAAGCTGTCCTCTATGATTTTCAATACCGCCAACCTCGTTAATCTCGTCCGCAATGGTCGCGGGGTTGTAAGTGTTGTAAATCGTTGAGTTCTTCTTTACCTGTGTAGCCTTTGTATTCTGCCTGTCCCAGTTATTGAACACTATCCAGCGTTTGACTGTTGGGTCTTGCAAATAATTGTCATTAATCTCGGCGCGCACATACTCAAATGGCACGTTGTAAATGGCGGCGGGTTTGTAACCCTCTAAAGTAACTTTGTATTGGACTATCCACGCCCAACCATTAAAGCGGGCAACGTCTTTTGCTGTTTGCTCTAACACATCGTCCATGTTATAACCGTTGCCGTTCGTCATAGCTGCAAAATCGGGGTTCTTGAAACCCTCGCAAACTATGTTTTCCCCCATTTTCTCAACGGCGGCGCTTCCCGTTTTGGAAGCATAGATAAGTTCGGCAATATTTTGAGGGTACAAATTTCCCTCGCCATAGTTCAGAACCTTATCGCCTGTGTTAGCGGACAGCTTAAGCGCCTTTTCAACCAATAGTGAAATACGTTTGTATCCAATCATCTTTTAATTCTCCTTAGTTAAATCAATGAATAATTCTTTATATGCGGGGTTCTCCTTCATAAGCCGTTCGGCGATTGCGTCCGTTATGTTTGAACCCCTATATATCTTCCCGTCACCGTAATGGGTGATAGAACCTTTTGGTATAAATATCCAGCGACAATGCACGCCCGAAAGATACTTAGTTTCATACCACAAAGTTGCGAACTCTTTATCGAAATGACAATTCTTATCCAGCTTTAGACCTGTCATTTTCTCGTATAGTTCCATTTTCCCGTAAACATCCAGTTCGGGAACAGAAACGGCCACCTTTGGGGTAGCCGTTTTCTTAGTTGTTTTCTTCTTCTTTTCTGCCATATGTTAGCCGTTATATGCACTCTCCATCATTTCGTAAATTGTAGTTCCCGTTTGCCAGTCTTCCACGCCGAAAGTAACGGTAACGTTGTGGTTGGCATTGCTCGCGCCCTCTATCGACAGGACAGATAACGGAGCGCCAAGCCCGACAACCAAATGTTTGCCGTTGGCAAATTTCAAGGCGATTACCCAGCCAGTACTGCCGCCGATGGTTCCCGTATTATTACTGCTCGTAATGAAGTCAGTGGGCATAACTACGGTAATTGTCGGGTCGTAGGCAAGGGAGTAAGTTTCACCACCCTTGGTGGCAATGTTTAACAGAATAGAATTGTTAGCGCCCTGTATAATGGACGCATTCCCTGCGGTATTCCAAATGGCTTGCGTACGGTTTGACGTAGACCACGATACTAAATAATCAACATCAATAATTTTCATTTCGATTATTTCATCGAAAACGCCCTCTGCGCGGCCGCACTCAAAGGCCCTATCACCTATTGAAAAACAATATGCCATATCTAATTAAATTTTTTAGTTAATATTATCCCAAAGAGTCTATTTCTTCACCGCCAGTACTGGTACCAGCAAAACCGTCACCCGATACGGACGGGTTCGCACCTGTGTACAGGGTATCGTATGCGGCTTTATCCATATATAAGCTATCCTCACCTACAACGCCCTCGGGTGTAGAAAGTGTGAATTGTGTCCAACCGCCGTTATCGTGTGAGCTCTCAGTACTTGCTGTTGCTTTCAATCCATAAAACAAGCCGTACACACGCACATTATTATCATTGCCCAGCGCGCAAATAACTATGCGCGCGTTTCTGAGGTCATTCTGAATAACGCGGTCACCCTTTGCGAAGATGTTTATAATAGCCTCGTGGGTAAAGGCATTTGGTGCTGCTTCGTTGACTTTCAAAGTTTCGTTCAACACGATAGAACGTTTAACCGTATCTATCTTATATGTGTTGGCCGCGGCCACTACGATAGTAGCTTTATTGTCCGTAACGGAAAAACTGGTTAAGTCCGATTTGTTAAAGAACAAAGCCGACTTGAAACCTGTAACACCGCTTTCGCAATCAAACGCCAAGGCGCTTGTTAGTTTCTTAATACATGCCATATCTATTTTCTCTAATTTTTGTTAATACTATTACGCTAAAGCTCCCGCATCGTGGATAGCCTGCGCTGTGTTTCCGTCCTCGGTAGAAAGGGTGTACATCGTAGAACCACCGTTGGCATTACTGTCCCGCTCCATAGCGCGCACAACCATAGGGTTAAGAAGTCCTAAACAGAGTTTCTTGTTGGGCTCGTTAAACACAACGAATGCTACGAACCGTCTGTTAATCAAGCCGCTCGAATAAAGCACCCCGTTAAAGTCTACATTGGCGGGTTTTCTGAAAGTCACCGTAGGTTTCACGAAGTTGGAGTAATCACCCTCTACCAGCTCCTCTGTGTACTGGATATTCTGTTTAAAACCCTCTATCTTATAATTATGTCCGCCCGAAACCAAAGAAAACGTTAAGACGTTCGCTCCGCTCGGGTCTGTGGTATAACTTGCCACCTCTTCGAACGGTACTAAATGCAGAGCTTTAACCCCATGTAATGGCAACGAACAGTTATACGTTACAGATAAGTCCACCGCATTTGTTAAACAATTTTTTCCCATATTGCTTTTGTTTTTTTTTTTTTTAAAATGAAAAAAGGGTAGATAGGGTAATCAACCCTACCCACCCTTTCGATTAATAATTAGTTTTGCCGTT